CAAGATCTTTATTACCAATACCTGTTATATGACGATAACCTAAGTTAATTGCACCAGGTAATTGATTCAAAATCTTAGGAGAAACCGGAGTACCACCCCCTGGCAAAACACCTCCTAGTTTTTTATCTAGCTGACGATACCAGCCAAAAATATTTGGTGAAGCATTTGGAATTTGAATTGCTTTATCAGTCATCGTTTAATGGTGTAATCGATTTCATAAGGTTTGAATTTAACTGGCAACATATACATCAAAGAACGTCCAACATCGGTCATTGGGCTTCTAGTGTCACTTTGACCTCTATATGAGAGATGTTCTTGAAAACCTGCAATACCTTTTTGCTCTGGGGACAATAATTCACGATTGTCTCTCAACGCTCCTGTCCGAGGATCAAACTCGAAGCCAGGAATAAAAGTAGCAGTTAAAAGATTTAAAGCTTTTCTTGGTTGGAATTTCCCACTGACCAAATCAGGGTCTTCTGCGTCGTTTTCCATATCGTAAGTATCCCTCACACGCACTGTTTCTGGAGTAACCTCAGCGTTGTAACGTCCCAGTGTTTGCGTTACTGTCTTCTCTCCTGAACCATACGGCATTGTTGGTCCTGAAGCCGGAAAACCTGGGCCAAAACCAGGAATAATAAGTTCTTCGTTCCCTATTGGTTTATCTCCCCTCCTTGCGGCTTCTTTACTCTCCCAAACTGGAAAAAATTCTCCCGTTCTTACTGCTGGATATATTTCGGTTCCTCGAATCAATGCTTGTTCAGTACTGCGATCCAGTTTCAAGTTTTTATTGCCCACTCCTGTTAAATAACGAGCAAACAAATTGATTCGATCAGGAAGCATATTCATTGCTTCACCTGCTGCACGTTGTAGTGCTCCTTGAAGTCGTCCAGCGAGATTAAAAGGAGTCATTATTTTTCACTCTCCTTGTACTTCTTGGCGGCAGTTTTAGCTTTACTACGCTTTTCATATTCATCCTTGGTCATCCACTTTTCTTTGCCCCACTTCTCCAGGGACTTTTGCTTCTCACCCTTGCCACCTTTGTATCCGCCACCCGCATCTTCATACTCACGGGCAACAATCTGAGCTTTGCGTGCAGACCACTGACCAGGCTTCCCACCTTTTGAGCCAGCTTTTACCTGACTAACAATACGTTGACGTAAGCCTGGTTTTGTATATTTTGAATCATCTTGTGCCATCAGGCTCCGTAAACATGTTTGCCTTGAAAGCCAATAGGAGGCATTCCGTTATAAAAAGTGCTGTTTGCGATCATTGCAGGATTCATCATTCCTCCCATGTTTCCTACTGCACCAGGTAAATTGCTGGAACCATAAGCCAATGGGACTTGTGGACCACCGCCAGGAGTAGGGTGTACCGCAAGTAAATTACCTGGGGCTCCAGGAACATTATTAATTCCGTAGTAACGCATATTAAACCTGCAATAGCTTTATTGTACTACTCCTCAATTTGATAGTCATTGGTTGAATTGATTTTCCAAAGAATTAAACCATCATCTTTTGGTTTCCATGCAAGCACATCACCTTCTTGCCAATCTAAATCTTCTATTACTTCGTCTGGAAGTTGGATGAAACAATCACCGTCATCAGTTTCCTGAACGTCAATGATGTAGCTCATTTTGTCAATAGCTTTTCAATAAGTGTATCAAGTTTATTGTGAATCTGTCTAAAATTATCATGCAACCCCTGAATCTCACGTAAAAAATCTACCTTCAAAACATATTCAATTGGCATTCGATTAATATGATCTTCGATGTGGTCTAATCTACGATTCTGCATTTCTAAGTGTTGTACAGTACTTTTAATCTTTTCAGACTGTCTTTCAAGAATTTTATTAGCAACCCAAGAACCTCCCCCAATAGCTGAAACTATTGCAGTAAGGCCTAGGGTAAGAAACTCTGGCCCCATGGTTAAAATGCTTTTTTCTAATTCTACGTCTAGTAATCGAGATGTAATTGTCCTTTCTTTGAAAGTCCATTAACAAGCCAGACTAATGCATCAACACAGTCGTCATGGCTACTAACTCCAAAATTAGTTAGTTCTTCAAACATATTTGTAAAATTACGGAAACGATTAAAAACAATCTTTCTGTCTTCAAACATACCCATGATGCCTCGGAAACGAGCAAGTTTATCTGCTCGGAAACCTTTGACAGGATGCCAAATTAAATTGTAAAGACCATCTCCATTCAAACAAACACGTTTAAAGTCAGCTTCTAAAGATGCCTGGTACTGAACAGCTTCTGACCAAATATTACAGGTTGAATAAGTTGGAAAATACAACTCATTAGCATCTTTGCCAACAATAGACCAGTCATGTAAAAGTTCTTTCAAAGCATCTAGTTTTTCTAGATTGCCCATGACACGTATGCGTCGATAATCAATAATGTGAATGCGATCTTCAATACGACCACCAAGAACCATGACGGTGTAATCATTTTTTTCTTTTGTACCAGCTGAAAGGTCAACACCAACTCCTAGTGTATCGAACTCAGTCGCAATGTCTGCTTTTACAATCAACTCAGGTGCTAAAGATAATTCGTTTTGCCTGACAATTTGATTCATGTACTGGAACGAAAAAGCAATAGGAGCTTGTCGTTTTTTTTCTTTTAAATAATCTAATGACCACATCTCAGGCCAATAAGAGATTTCGTCACCAGTATGAGGATCGGTTAAAACAGCAGATAAAACAATCTGGCTCCAGTTGTTTTGTTCATTGAAAGTTGTTGCATGGATATCGTCATGTCTAAATCTGGTGCCTAAGCAAATTGCTCGTCCACCTTCAAACATGGTCGGAGCAATAACAGCGTTCCAGTTTTCTTGCATCTGTTTCCGAATATCTGGGTTACCGATATCAGCAGATGATTTAATAGCGTCATCAATCATCACTAAATGAGAACGCTTTGAAGTCACAGAACCTTTAAGACCTGCAGCACACAAAGTGAACTGTTCTTCACCCGTTGTATCAATGCCTGCAAACTTATGATCAATTGACCAGTATTCATTACTAGTCACATTCTTCATGAGACGGACCATAGGAAATACTTCCTGGTACCGTTTGCTTTCAATAATGCGTTTAATTGTGGCTGATTTAGATCGCGCAATATCAACGGTGTAAGACAAATACAAAATCTGCAAAGGTTTTTTTGCAGCTGTATGAATTCCAATGGCCCAGGCTGTTAGTAAACCTAAAACAGTTGACTTTGCAGACCCCCGAGGGGCAAGAAGATCTACATTGGGACCTGCAATTTTTAAAAGACAAGAACTATCTTCGTTTGTAATAAAGTGCCGATGCCATTCTTTATGGTGTTCAGCAGGAGGTTTATCCGCAACGTATGCACAAAAAAAACCAAAATCATCTCTGGCTCTTTGAATAGAATCTTGATTCTTAGGTTTGCGTAACTGTTGCCTTTTAGCTGCAGCTTTTGCGTTACGTCGATAAGCCAGATGCTGATATGAAGGCACGTTATAAGCTCAGTAATTAATAAATACTAGCTTATTTTCTCTCGTTGTTTTTATGTTTTTTGGCTGCTTTAGCAGCTCTCAAACCTTTTTCAGCAGACTCCTCTGCATCTTTACCTTCTTTAGATTCGTTCTTTTTTTTGAAGTGCTCCAGGACCTCTGGAGGCATTTTATTTTTAGGCATGGTTATTAACGGGGTTGGAACTTATGAACAGTAGGCATACCTAAAGCAAAACCTTGAACAGGCATCTGTGCCACTGGTGAACTAAATTGATGAATACCTGCGCCAGGCATCCCCCTACTTGTTGTTGTGTTCACAAGCAGTCCTTTGGGTGTGGTAAAACCGCCACCCCAGGGGAGACCGGCCACACCCGGTGGAGAAGCATCTTTTGCAAAAAGATCCAAAGGCTGTTTAACTACTCCAAATGAAGGGTTAAATTGGCGCCTAGGTTGGCCAAGACTATGTTTTTCAAAAGAATCAAAAATTCGTTTATCTATACTTTCTTGAAAAGCTAGTCCGGTACTAAATTTTGGAGTAAATGCTTTAGCCGCATTAGGAAAACGCTCATTAATCGTTTTCCTCATGCTGGCTTCCATGTCTCGGATTCTTTGTTCCCGATCTGATTCTTGTTTTAGTCTGTCAATGTTTGCTTGCTTAACACGCGCTTGATACGCAGGATCTTTAAGCTTCTCCGCAAGCCTCTCCGCTTCTAAAGCTTGTCGTGCAGCTTCCTGAGCTTCCTGGTAATTAACCCTGGCAGCTCTATCAGATTGTATTTGTTTATCTCTAATTGGACCAGCGCTCATCTTAAAACTTTTATTGCTTTGATTATATTTTAGCTTATGAGTTTTAAAGATTTTATTCTTCTAATTGCATTCTTGCCCATACGCTCATTGAGGCTTCTTCTAATGGACCTTCGATTGGATCATCTTTAAATATAAACATTAACTCTCGAATAGCTCTATCGGCTCCAGCCATTAACAAACCTTTTCTGTCTCTAACAGAAGTAAACTTGTCGATTTGATCAATGTGACCACGTAATTCTTTTTGCATGGACGCGATACGGGCAACACCTGCATCGCGTTTTACTAATCCATGCTCAACGTCTTGTCTTAATTTACGTATATCTTCTTGCATCTCACTGATCTCAAAAAGTAATTTTTTTCGATGATCAGGTTTAGTATAGTGCTCGTTTACCCAATTATTGCAACAAGAAATTGCACCTGAGTAACCTAGAAAACGAGCGTAGAGAAAAATCTCAACAACTGAAAAGGTATCTTCTGCAAAAGCAAAAAATGATTCTTGAGTAGAAGAATCTAAGTTATCGAGCCAGTGCTCAAATAACTCAGAATCGATAAGCGCGTTGGGCCTGGTTGTAGTCGCGCTCTTCGTCTTTTTCTGAGAATCTTTGTTGTTGTGCAAGTGTTTCACGTTGTTGACGACCTTCTTCTTTCATCTTTTCTTTTGAGGATCCGACTGAAACGTCTTGGAAAATTTTTACCGCGCTTGCTGCCTTACGTGCTTGATCTTCATCAAACAACAAAGCATACGGATCTGAATAATCATCTTCCATTTTAAAAATCCTCGTTCCCTTTTTCTTGAGAGTTGTTATCTAAAGCAGATTTAGAGTCTTTTTTAGATTGTTTGTTTTCTTCCGTATCATTTGATTGGGAAGAAGCCTTCTCTTTAGCATAGTCGTATGCGACTTTTGCTGCCTTTTTATAAAGACTCAAATCATATGAAATGTTTGAGCCTTCTTTATCGGGAGAAGGCTTATTATTCATTAGATCAGAAGTTGCTCATCATAGAAGCAAGACCCTGGCTCATGGTGCCACGGCGGTCAATACGACCCTTTTGCTCAGCCTGCTTGATCTTAGAACCTTCCAACTTACCAAGTAAGTTTTCAAATTCACCAATATTAAAAGTAGGCATGTAAGCCTCTAAAAACTGCTTTCGAGCAGCCTCAACTTCTTGAGGACTCGCGCCAGCGGCTTCAAGTTGTGCCACATAACTGGCGAGATCGGTTCCTAAGTTGCCCATGGTAATTTTCCTAGTAAAGTTTCAAAAACAAGAAAGACGTTGAATCGTCAAAATAAATTATAGCAAAGTGTTATTTAAACTTGACCCAACGCAGCAGCCATTGTAGTAGCACCTCTACTAATTTGTGCAATTTCTTTGGCACCTTTATTTTTAAGTTCTTGAATATTTTTATCGATGTTACCTTGTAAAGCAGTTAAGCCAGAGTTGTAATAGAAATTAAGTTGTTGATTACGCTCTTGCTGAGCTTGTTTAATTTCTTGAACGGTACCAGTAAACTTACCATCTTTTCCTGGAGTACCGGGGATACTAAAGTCCGTTCCTTCGATATCAATCTTTGGAAATTCAGGGAGTTCACCAAGCTTCCCAAAGTTAAAGGTACGTTGGCCTGACCCTATTTTGACTTCACCTGTTTCAGGGTCGACAGCCTTGCCATATTCAATATCATAATATTGATCTAAATAATTATCGTTAAATTGGTTTTTATATTCCTTGCTGTTTAAAACATCATTAACAAATGTATTAACATCATAGCCATAGTCGGATGCAAATTCATCACTGTATACATTCATCGCCTGGACATCCAGGGGTTTTCCAACTAGCAGTTCATATTGACGTGCTGCTCGTCGTCCAAAAGTATCTTGATTAAACTCTTCCCATTTGTTCTTTAATTGCTGTTGAGCAATCGATGAGTACTCGGTTCCACCAAGATTGTATTGGTCAGTATAATCTAAAATACGTTGATCAGCTTGATCATAAGTAAGAAGTCCCGATTTAACCTTGTCAGCTAAATTACCAATGTATCCGCCAGGACTAAAATCTGCAGTGTTAGCTATCTGATTTTGATATAAATCAAGATCTTGTCCAAGAGCATAATTTGAACCAAACAAATTTTTAACTGCACTATCT